TTCTTCAGCAAGTTTTAAATCATCGCCACCGATACCACCATAGACGACTGCTTTAAATGTTAAACCTGGGAGTGGAACCCAATCTCTTAACCAAGTTTCATTCTTATCACAATATCCACTATGGTAAACTTCGTGCATTATTCCGTGGTCAACAGCAGTCAACACATCTGGTGTAAAATCTCTATATAAAGCATTACAACCATATATCTTTCCGTGTGGTTTAAACAAGTTTAAATCTAAAGACTGTCTACTCTCGCCGTTACCGATACAAAATACTCTAGTTGCCATCTCTTGTTACCAAGTTTTCTGGTTTATCTATTGGTAAACCAGTTCTATCAAACCATTTATTTTTAACATTGTAAACGTGTCCTAAAGTTCCATCTGATAGTTTGATTGATTTCTTATCAATCTTACCATCGTAAGTAGAACCATCTTTTAATTTAATTGATCTCTTTTCTATTTTTCCTTTATATTGACTTCCATCTTTTTGTATCATATAAACATTACCAAATATACGACTATAAATTCTATCAATATATTTAAATGTACCATCGTCTTGTTGTACTTTATTTGTTTCAGGTACAATTGGTTTTACATTTTCAAAATCTATTATCTCATCACTCATTGACAAATACATCTTTCATAATTAGTTTACATTCTGTAGCATTAAAATTTGTAAATGGTTTTAATCTGGTAATCGTAGATGCGATTTCAGGCCATACAAAAGTTTCTTTAATTTCCTTATTCCAATTTTTGACAAACGATAAGAAGTGGTCAAACACGACTGCGGATTGTAACCCGACCTTTTTTTGAATAAGTAACTGTAAAAGTCTAGGGTGTTGTCCATTATTACAAACAAAACCATCATCAAAACAAAAGCCACGAGAGCGAAAGTCATCATCAATACATACGCAATCACTTCTAAAGTGGTAAGTAAAGGCCTCTTTACGTTTTTTATAAGCCAGATAGACTTCTCTACCATCGTTTTGTAAAAGATTACCAATCCATCTCTTGCGATCTGCAAGAAAGTTAGCAACAAAGAAATCAAGTATATCAGTTTGTCCATATTTTGTACTTAACTTATGAAAAAAGTATCTATCCTTTCTCTTTGTAAAACTATCAAGTGTTGCATTAACTTTTCCACCGTACTTTATATAGTCATATGTCTTTGAAGTAAAATGTAATTTAACACCGAGATAAACTTTATATACATCAAACCCACCATACATATTATACTGGCAATATTCCACCTTTTGGTGTATTTAACATTCTTAAATCTATTGCTTCTACTTTGATTTTTTCTTTTAATGATTTTGAAACTAATGGTGATACTGTTCCTGGGTCTATATCGTTCTGTTCACAATACCACAACACAGCATCCATATAAGATATTCTTTTTTCTTTTACTATATTTTCAATCTTCAAACTAAATTCTTTACTATTCATTATCACCTCTTTTATGTGGCGATTTCCACTCTCGCATCAATCGCCACGTTGTTATAACTCTTTTAATATATCACAATATTATAAATCTGTCAAGTTTAATTTAAGACTTCCGACTTATTAAATGATCTAAACAATATACAAGTTTCAGTGGCTCCAGAAACATCTACAGTAACTAATATCTGATCATCATTTTCGTAATAACTTATCATATAAACTGGTTCGCCGTCTGGTAAACTAGATACTCTTCCTAAACTTAAATGTACAGGTTTAAAGCCTTCATCTGAAATATACCTTTGTATTTCAGGTGGAGCGCCACAAACCGCTGGTACTTGTTGCCAATACAAATCGTATGTTTCTTCAGCAAATACACTTGTACAAATTAACAAAAATCCTATGATTATTTTTTTCATTAGCCCTCTCTAACGATAAAACGTGGGCCACCTTTTTAATCTTCTTGCTTGATTTTATCTTTATTGTTTTCCTCATAATATTTATAAAAGTCTTGTATAGCCTTTTCTAACATAGGCATATACTCCTTTTTCTCTTTGATATATGAGGCGACTGTACCATCTTCACCAGCAAGTAGAATTACTATTTGTTCAATTGGTTTACCAAATAGTTCTTCATACATAATTGCATAGGCAGTTGTTTGTAGGAAGTAGTTTTCAATCCAATCTTCTTTTCGTTCTTTGTTTGCTGTTTTAAAATCAATTACAGATAACTTACCATTGTATTCAGCGATACAGTCAAC